AGGACATCAACTACATCGCTCCAGTGTTGAATGCACTCGGCACACGCGCAATGCCAAACGGCAACGCAGGTGCAACTTTCATTCGCCCAACTTGGACGACTCACCCATCAGTCGCACAGCAATCAACTGAACTCACACCAGTATCAGCAACGACTGCCGTGATTGCCTCGAATGTGGTCAGCAAAGTGACCTTCAGTGGCAGCGCCCAGCTCTCCTACCAAGTCATCGACTTTACGGATCCGAACGCAATGCAGATCATCATCCAAGATCTCGCTGGTCAGTACCTCACCGCAATTGACAACTACGCTGCAGACAACTTGCTTGCAGCTGCATCAGCCGATGGCGTGTGGGACCTAACTCCAGAAGATTTGATCAAGTCAATCTACGATGCTGCAGTCACCATTTCACAAGCTACGAACTACCTACCGACGCACATCTTCGTAGACCCAGCAACATGGGCGTTGATGGGCAGCTTGGTGGATTCGACGAAGCGACCAATTTTCCCGAGTTTGGGAGCACCAGGATTGAACGGCATGAACTCGCTCGGCGCAGGTCAAGCAACCTCATGGTCGGGCATGAACCCACTTGGTCTTGAGATCGTTGTGGACAACAAGTTCGCAGCGAAGACCATGGTCATCATGAACAAGAACGCATTCGAGATCTACCGTCAGGATCGTGGCTTGCTCAGCGTTGAAGTACCTTCAACCTTGGGTCGCCAGATGAGCGTGTTCGGATATGCAGCAACATTTGCTGCAAACTCCAGCATGATCCGCAAGATCACACAGGCTTAGTCGAGAGCGGAGCTTCCGCTCATGGCAACCTACAGCGTTACCTTCAAGTACCTACTGGATAACTACGCCGTACTGCAACTCCTCACCCCATCGGAGATTGCAGTCGGCGAATCCATTACGGTCACATCAGTTGATGCAACATTCAACGGAACATACACCGTCTATGCGCTTCCAGAGTTTGAGTACCTTGGCATCGATAGCGAAGGCGATCTGCTTTACGACTTCAATGTCCCGATCCAAAATCAGGTCCTCTACGCCAAGACCGCAAGCGATGTTTCGCGTATAGCTGCGACCGGCACGGTCACATACACACAGACCTGCACATGGATCACTCAACAGAATGTGCTCGACTGGCTCGGTATCTCTGTAGCAACAGCTGGCGATCAGGCTTTCGTAACAACTTGTGCAGCTGCATCGAATGCCTTCTGCAGTAGGCGCAGAGCTGAGGCAGGTTACACAGGGGACTCGCTCACGACCGTTCCATCGCAAGATGTGTATCTGGGCACGGTTATGTATGCCGGCATGCTTTATAAATCGCGCGGAACGGTTGATGTATTTTCTAGCTATCAGGACATGGGTCAGACACCAGTCGTCGGAATGAACGGTCAGATCAAACAACTTCTCGGCATTGATCGCCCAGCCTGCGCATGACCGTCTCCAATTACACCGATCTATTCAACAATGCGATGAGCGCGTTGGGAACAAAACTGGCAACCGCTACTGGCTTGCAAGTGGTCACTGATCCACGCAATTTGAGACCACCGTGCGTCTTCATCTCGGCTCCGTCTTTCACGATGTGGAACTACAACATCGCCAAAATGACATTCCCCGTCCAAATCATTTCAATGGGTCCGGGCAACTCAGACGCATTAGGTAACATTCTCAACATGGCTGCATCTGTAATGACCGCAAATGTCGGAGCAACATCAGGATCCCCGACCAGCGTCGATGTCGGTGGAGTAGTACTCCCGGCATATGAGATGATGATCGAAGTACAGGCACAGACAGCATGAGCTTCTTCATTGCATCCGAGCGCCTAGGCAAGATCGGTGATCCGTACACAGTAAAGGATGGCATCAACATTGATGCTCTGCTTGCTGGTGGCTTTATTGTGCGCGCCGAAGTATCAACCACAGAAGAAGAAAAACCTGCTAAAACTAAACCTAAGAAAGCATCCAAGGAGTAACCATGCCAACTAGCACCTATCTCTCAAACCCAGTCGTAACTGTAAACGCAGTAGATCTCAGCGATCAATGCACAGGCGCGACTGTGAACATCAACTACGACCAGCTCGAAGCAACCGCATTCGGCGACACATCACGCAAATATGTGTCAGGTCTCGGATCACACTCAGTCACACTTGACTTCTATGCGAGTTTTGCAGCGACCGAAACTTGGGCAACGCTCAAGGGTCTTGTCGGCACATCCACCAATGTGATAGTAAAACCAACTAGCGCAGTTGATTCGGCAACGAACCCGGGCTTGACATTTACTGGAACATTCTTGGCAGCTCTGCCAGTAGTTAGTTCTTTGGGTGCTCTCGGAACCATTTCCGTGACATTCAATGGTGGTGTATATACCGAGGACACAACGAACCCATAAATCTGACCGCACATCGGTCCGACACGAAAGCGAGTACTAATGAAGCTGCACCTAAAAGTGACAGAGAGTGGCAAAGACCCATACGAAGTGACAACTAATCTCGTCACACTTGTCGCATGGGAACGAAGGTTCAAGCGCAAAGCGTCAGACATGGCGAACGGGATCGGCGTGGAAGATCTTGCGTTCCTAGCGTGGGAAGCATGCAAGCAAGCGAAGATCGTCGTGCCGGGAGAGTTTGACAAGTTCATTGCCAAGCTCGACTCGGTAGAAGTGAGCGCTGAGGAAATAGAAAACCCTACCCACGCGGAACTCACCGAAGGCTCCTAGCAGAATTGCTGGTCAGTCTTTCGTGGGCTCCGCGCTTCTACGAAGAAGAGTTTGACACTGCCGACCTTCTCACTGTCACTACTGTGTTAGAGGAAAGAAACAGGAAGTGACAACATGGCGAGAACAGGCTTGGAAGTTTATGGGATCAAAGAAACCCTCAAGCAACTAAACAAACTCGCCCCAGAACTTCGTCGTGAAATTACGCGCGACTACAAGCGGATCACTTTGCCAATGGTTCAAGCTGCACGAACTGCCGTTCCCGGAGAGCCACCGTTATCTGGCATGTATCGCAAATGGCGACGCGGTGGACCTTGGTACGGATCCAAAGTGGATCAGAAAATAAATGTCAAAATTGACACTCGACGCGCGCGCAAAAAAAATCTAGAAAAGGGCGCACAATACGAGACACTCGGCGCGTTCGTATTTCAGTCCAATGAAACATGGGGTCAGATATTCGACATGGCTGGACGAAACCAAGCAAAAGACGGAACCGTCCAGAAGCGTGTCTATGGTGGCAAAGAATACCGATACACATGGAACAACACGCTGATCCAAAACCTCAACATCAACTGGGGTCGCGCGTCGCGCTACATGTATCCAACCGCTGAGAGCTATGAGTCAATCCTCGAGCATGAGATCCAAGGTCTTGTCTGGAAAACTGAACGACTACTCGCAGAAGCAATCGCAAGAAGTGAGGGCAACTAATGGCTATTCGCATCCCCATCATTACCGACTTCCAAGGTGACGGACTCAAGAAAACTTTTGAGGAGTTCAAGAAACTCGAGACCAATTCGGAACGCGCATCTTTTGCTCTAAAGAAAGCATTCATCCCGGCGACCGCAGCGCTCGCAGGATTGACCGCTGGACTCGCAATGAGCGCCAAGGCAGCTGCAGAAGATCAAGCTGCACAGGTCCAACTTGCGCGCCAGCTTCAAGCAACGACCGGAGCAACAGACAAACAGATCCAAGCCAATGAGGATTTCATCAGCACAATTTCTCGGAGCGCAGCAGTCGCCGACGATGAGCTTCGTCCGGCACTCGCCAGCCTTGTCCGTGGTACTGGCGATCTGGCATCCGCACAGGACGCGCTCAAGACCGTGCTTGATGTCAGCGCAGCGACCGGCAAGGGAGTCCAAGAAGTAGCAGATGCAGTGTCCAAGGCATATGCAGGAAACACGAAAGCAATCAAGCAACTTTCGCCAGAGCTTTACCAGCTGATCAAAGACGGTGCATCCGTTGATGAAGTAATGCAGTCACTTGCTTCGACATTCGGTGGCGCTGCATCAACCGCTGCGAACACAGCGCAAGGCAAGTTTAAGAACCTCACCATCCAGCTCGGCGAAGCCAAAGAAGCAATCGGAACCGCGCTTCTTCCAGTCGTAGAGATCATGGTCGGCGCGTTCACCAACTTTGCTGTCTGGGCACAAAAGAACGCTGGAGTGATCCTTGGCATTGCGACTGCTATCGGAGCAATCGCTGCAGCAATCGTCGGAACCAACATCGCACTCGCAGCATGGAAGACCGTAAGCGTCATCACCATCGGAATCAACTATGCGCTCGCTGCATCCTTCACAGCTGTCCAAGTTGCTACCGGTATCGGCATTGCAGTAGTCGTTGCCGGCATCGCAGCCTTCGCTCTGTACAAGCGTCAGATGAACGGGCTCAAAGATGATCTTGGTGGTGTTGCTACTCAGCAAGGGCTCACGAATCAGCAGATGCAACGCATGTCGGACGCTGGAAAGTTGGCAACCGAAAGCGTGACCGGACTCAAGGATGCTTCGAGTGGTGCTGGTGGCGCGGTAGACAAGATGGCAGAGAAGATCAAGAAGGCGCGCGAAGAGCTAAACGATCAGTTCACGACAGCTCTTGACAATGCGAAGGGCAAGCTCGAGGAAGCAAAGAAGGCTTACGACGATTTCAAGGGCACGGTCGCCGAGTCGGTTACTGGTGAGTTCTCAATCTCTGGTGCAGCCGACGCTGCCAAAGAAGCCGGAACGACGATCCTTGCCCAGCTGACTCAGCAGGCAACAGGCGCGCAAGCGTTCTCCAAGAAGGTCGAGCAACTGCTCACCATGGGCTTGTCTGAGGACGCGCTCAGAGCCGTTCTAGAGGCTGGTCAAGAGGCTGGTGGCGCAATCGCCAACGAACTCATTTTGGGTGGCTCAGAAGCGATTACAGGACCCAATGGGATCAACCAGCTAGTCACAGACCTCAACTATGTCGCGGATGCTTTAGGCACTTTGGCTGCAGACAAGTTCTACAAGGCAGGAGTCACGCAAGGCGAGCAGTACCTTGCAGGCGTACAGTCAGCAATCCAAGCTGCAGAGATGCTTCTCAAGAACCCAAATCTCAAGCTTGCAGATGTCAAGGGCATCGGAGCCAAGTTCGCCAGCGATGTCGCTGGAATCAACACAGGAGCTCCAGCTTCAGCATCAAATGCGCTGTCCCCATTGTCACCATCAATGCGCGGTGGTGACTCATACACAGTAAACATCAACGGCGGAGTCATGACCAACGCTCAGACAGGCAAGGTCGTGATCGACGCTGTAAAGAGCTTCAATCGTGCATCGGGTCCAGCTGACATTTCGGTTCGTCCAATTAGCGGTCGCTACTAATGCCAGCGTCCGTCATCCAGTCTGGCGAGTATCTGCTTGAGATTGATACCGGCTGGGATAGCTCCAGCTTTCAACTTGACTCAGCCATCAAGGGCGTGCTTGACAACACGACCTACAAACTCGGACCGACGACAGAGTTCGCTGATGTAACAGACGGTCTGCTTGATGTGTCCATTACTCGAGGACGACGCGACATCGGAGACCAGTTTGTGCCCGGCATTATGAACTTCACACTGAACGACCAGCTCGCGGATGGGGCGTTCAATCCGTTCAATACGGACGCGCCCACATACGATCCTGCAAACAATGAGCCCGGTATTGCACCTATGCGTCGAGTGCGGTTCTACCGCTACAACTCGCTAGGAACTGCTGAGTCACTCTTCCAAGGCTTCATCGTCACATACGATTATCAGTTCAATCTTGACGGCAACGACCTCGTCACCATTCAAGCAATAGATGACCAGTACTTACTTTCGCAAGCGTTCCTAGACGAGTGGAATGTCACGGAGCAAGTCGCATCGGCTCGAGTAGTAGAGCTTCTCGCGCTCCCAGAAGTAGATGCTTTTCAAGGCGTAGGTCAGCAATCCATAGAGACCTCAGCAGTCACTCTCGGCGGTGCAGCTGCGTACACAGTTCCGTCCGGATCTAATGCTCAGGGATATCTCAATGACATCATGGCTGCAGAGCAGGGACGCGCTTTTGTGGACCGCTCAGGAGTGTTCACATTCCAGAAGCGCATCGGCACAACACTTGCTGGAGCTTCTGTAGATTTCGGTGACAACGACCCAAGCCACTATCCCTACGATTCAGTGTCCATCAACTTCGGCGCAGACAAAGTAATCAACCGTGCAAGCGTGACCCATCTTGGAGCTACAGGACCAGAGACCGTTGATGATCTGGCAAGCCAAGCAAAGTATTTTATCCAAGCAATCGCCTACACCGAAAGCCTCGTCCACAACGACACTGCAGCTCTTGCACTGGCGACCTATCTCATCCAAGGCGAACCAACCGCGACACTGACAAGCGTAAACACAAGCTTCCAAATGCTCTCAACAGGCGAGCGCGACAATGTGGCAATCCTCGAAATCGGTGACACGATCAGCGTTGAAAAGACCATCACGACTTCATCAACAACGACCAGTGTGATCGCTCAAGAGTCATTCATTGAAGGCATTGAGCATCGGATCTCATACAGCCAGCCACATCAGGTCACGATCTACACATCCCCGACGACCGTCTATCAACTGTTCATTCTTGACAGTTCCACACTTGACACGATCTACGCACTAAGTTAGGAGCACTTATGGGAGCTAACGCACAAACCGCAGTACCAGCCTTCGTTGCCGGAGAAATCCTTACAGCTGCCGAAATGACGCAAGTGAACACTGGCATCCCAGTTTTTGCGACATCGGTGACGAGGGATGCAGCGTTTTCAGGCACGGGCGAAAAGGTTCTTGCCGAAGGACAATTTGCTTATCTTGAGGACAGCAACACAACGCAATACTACGACGGAGCAGCATGGCAATCAGTCGGTCTTACTCCCGGTATGCGTTACATCACAGGCGCACCGTTCACCGCGCAAGGTACGATCTCAATGCCTGCCAGCACATTCACTACGACTTATAAGACTTATCAGGTTATTTTGCAAATCACGGCAGCATCAACTGACATTGATGTTTTATGTCGCGTCAATGTTGCTGGCTCACCTAATACAACATCTGGTGCATATGTTTGGGCAAAAGGCGGCGTGTTTTATAATGGCGCAGCAAACGACCAAGGCAATCAAACAAGCCAAACATCGGCGCTGATCAACGAAGTACGCAACAGCACTTATATGGCTTACGGCACTAATTCGCTGATGGTTTATGACCCAGCCAATTCGGGAACAATGACTACGGTCAATGGTTTATACACAGGCGCTATTGACAACAACGGCATCGGAGCGACGGGCTTTTGTGGTTTTGCAATGACAGCAACTGCAGCGAACGACGGTCTGACATTCGTGACCAGCACCGGAACAATCACAGGCTTTTACCGTGTCTATGGACTGAGCGAAAGTTAGGAACATGAGCGATTACACAATCCAAATCGGAACAGAAGTGCGCGACATGACTGAAGAAGAAATTGCACAACGCGACAAAGACATCGCTGAAGGAAAAGCACGCACGAAAGCAGCTGCAGATCTTGCAAAACTCAAGACAGCAACACTTGCAAAACTTGGACTCACTGCCGACGAAGTGGCTGCACTGCTTTCGTAATGCGCTGGCGTTACCTTCTGGGCTACGGCATGCTCATCGCAGTCGTTGTGTGGGGATGCGCTGGATGCTCAGATCGTGAGCGCGTCAATTGTCTTCGCGTAAAAAACAAAGCGGTCACTCTTTCAACAGACTTGCAGATAGGCGGTGGTCGTTGTGGCTAAATACACAAACGAAGAAATCAAAGCTCGACTAATCCTTGTAGTCGGCATCGGTCTTACACTTGCTTTCGTCGGATCAATTTTTACGCTGCTCTACGGTCTGCTCTTTGTGACACAGCCACTCGAGCAAGCACCGAACGACGCAGAAGCATTCTCAGTCCTAAACCCCATGCTTATGACGCTCTCTGGCGGTCTAATAGGATTACTTGCATCTAACGGACTCAAGAACAAATCAAAGGACGGACACGATGAAAGCTAAAGACAAAGCCCTATTCGCTTCATACGGTCGCTCAGTAATTGCAGCGGTCATTGCGGTGTACTCAACCGGCAGCGCCGACCCAGCAGACTTCGTCAAGGCAGCATTCGCTGCACTTGTGCCCGTGCTGATTCGTTATGTGAACCCTAAAGATCTGAGCTTCGGTCGTGGCAGTAGCCAAAGCTAAGCCCGGAGTCCCGAACGCTAGGGACTACATCGGCAACGCCGACGGAGCATCACCAGCTCCTCGAGCCGGCATGAACGAATGGATCAAGCAAGCCATCGCTGCATCTAACGGAGCGCTCTGGAACAACGGATCATGGGGTCAGCGCGACATGCGCGGAAAGCCCGGATCTCTTTCAGTTCACGCCACTGGCAGAGCTGTGGATCTTTCGTATCGCAAGAGCGAAAAGAACCCAAAAGCAGGACGCAAAGAAGCGCTCGTTTTCATTGACAAGCTTGTTGCCAATGCGAACGACCTCGGTCTCCAGTGCATCCTCGACTATGTAGGTCCAAACGGAAGAGCATGGAGATGTGACCGCTATGCGTGGAAGGTCTATGACAAACCAACACTTCATGGCGTGCCGGGCGACTGGTTCCACATTGAGATCACACCACAAGCTGCAGACTCAGTGATCTGGGTGAAAGCTGCATTCCTAAAGGTCTTCGGGGAAATCCCACCTAAAGCTTGACCAATGCCCTAAGGTCGAATTACCGACGGAAGGCAAGTGATTATGAGTGAGCCACAGATCTTTGATTACAGCGTCTATATCGGCGTGATGGATAACGGACAAGAGATCCTCGTACAAATCTTCACAGAGCCCGAAACGGGAAAATATCTACTAGGACAAATCGCATTCAGATCGCACGCTTCATCTTGGGGCGTGCCCATACCACTGGAGAAAAAATGAACTATCTAGCAGAGAAATTGATTGGGCTAGTGCTTTGCACAGTCTTCGGGCTTACGGCTCTCACAGGGGCTCCTAGCGCGTCTAAAGAGCCTTCTGGGACTATTGCCCTAGCGCCAATCAGCGTCCAGCCATATTTGATTGAGCCGACTACGACCACCAGCTCCACGATCTTTATTGATCCATACTCAAGCGCGTGCGAACAGTTCTCAGCTCTTGCCATCAACCTCGGCTGGGATCCGGAACAACGGACCGTCCTCGAGTCCATCATGGCTCGCGAAAGCGGATGCCGACCTAACGCACACAACAAAACTCTGAACCGTGACAAGTCACAGGACTACGGTCTGCTGCAGATCAACGATCGCTCATGGACAAAATGGCTGCAGAGTCAAGGCATCATAAACCAGACATCAGATCTGTTACAGGCTCAGACTAACTTGCTCGCTGGATTAGCAATTTACAATTATGGCATGGAGCGTTACGGCTTCGGATGGGGACCTTGGAGCGTCAAATGAGCGATGGTGTTGCATGGAATCAAGGCGAACTGTCCGAAGAAACACGCAGAATGGTATTGGAACAAGCAATGAACACGAATCACACAATGGCAATCTTCGGTCTTATGGATGACATTCTTGCTGTCAGTCAAAATCCTCACGCATCAATCATCCGTCGTCTTCGCACAATGAAGAACCAACTCTCACTCAATGATCCGATGCCACTTTACGATGTGACTACACTGGACCAAGCAATCAAAGCGCTCGAAGCGCACTCATAGAAAAGGCATCCGACATGTCCGACCATCAGCCAGAACTATTCCAGATCACCACAGGATTAGGTGGCACTAAATATGTGCCAACAGTCAATCGCAATGTGGTTATCACAGCAAAGAAAGCGCATCCAACATCAATCAGCGCTGCCAAAAACGCATTCCCACGATCAGGATCCAAGCGTCAAAAGATCTACAACGCGATCAAGCTTTTCGGTGGAATGACAGACGAAGAACTAGAGCGAACACTTGAGATGTCTGGCAACACTGTCCGTCCTTCGCGTGTCACACTTGTGCGCGACGCGCTTGTCATGGACTCAGGACGCACACGCAAAACCATCTCAGGCAATGATGCGATCGTCTGGGTGGCTTGCTAATGGGATTCGATCTCAGCAACTACGAAACAGTCGAGCAGCGTCTTGTGCGCTTCTGGACCGCATACCCAGATGCACGCATTGAGACCTGCATGATGAACTACGACGGAGACTCTTGCATCTTCCGTGCAGAGCTGTACCGACATGCCGACGATGCAAAGCCGATGTCAGTCGGCTATGCGCATGAGATCCACACCGATCGCGGAGTGAACTCAACATCGTTCGTTGAGAATTGCGAGACCAGCGCAATCGGGCGCGCCATCAGCAATTGCCCGATCCAAGGACAAGGCAACGGTCCACGACCTTCTCGTCAAGAGATGGAAAAGGTAGCTCGGCTGGGGGGCAACCTAGCGCCCACAACTGATCGCCCAGCCGGGCAACCATCCACTCAAGAACATGTACCACGCGGAGCATTCGCCACACCAAAGCAACTCGGCTACATCAAGAAGCTCGCCAAGGATGCCGGCATGGACGACCTTCGATTGCTTGAACTAATCCATCGTGAGCTCGGCGATGACAGCGCGGTCCTTGAATTACTCAAATCACATGAAGCATCCAAGATCATTGAGGTATTGAAGTGAGCGCGTTTGATGAAAAACAAATTGGGGCAACCCCGATCGAAATAGTTGATTACTTGCGCGGAGTCATTGACACATTGCGCGCCGAAAAAGCGCTGCTAGAAAAGCGATACGCAGATCTTGAAGCGAGCAGAGAAACATGGCAGAAACTCGCGCAAGCGTGGGAATGGTTAGCAGACAACAAACGGATCGTTCCAGCTGATGAAGCCTGATCTGAAGATGAGTGAAGCCGATCTCAAAGAGGTCGTCATAAGCATTGCGAAGCGTTACGGCTGGCTGATCCATCATGATCTGCCGGCACAGAACTCTCGAGGACGCTGGCTTACCAATGTCCAAGGCGATGCAGGCTTCCCAGATCTGATCTTGCTGCATCCCGTGTCAGGCAAGTTGCTTGCTGTGGAGCTCAAAGCGGAGCGCGGAAAGCTCTCACCATTACAGAAGCGCTGGCTCATGGCATTTGATGCAGGGTCTCACTTCAATAGCGTCTGGAAGCCCTCTGACATGGAGTACATTCTCTACACTCTGAGCAACTTCCAGCTCTAAACAATCGGCTAGTAGCACGACCTAAGCCATTCGCTCGGCAGTTGGTGACACTCGGTAACGAGGGTAGACCGACGCGCCCTCAATCATGCACGACGAAGTGAGCGAGGCAAAGCGTCGGGGCGAGCTGTGAACATAATCAGCTGATGAGTGCAAAGGGAACTGGGTAGGGCAAGCCAGTGGGTGGAGCATTCATCCCTGTATGTCTTCTCAGTTCGCATAACATACACATACAACAGGCATCACAGACATGGACACACACACATGAGACCGACATCATCAACAAGGACAAGCCACGCAGTGGCGCGTCAGCACAAGCGAAGCGCGTGAGCCATGCCAAGAGAACGAACAACAAACAACAAAGAGTATGCAACCAACCGTGCAGCACTACTCAAAGGGCAACCGATGTGCCATTGGTGTCAGCGCAAAGTAGCTGATACTGCAGATCATCTAGTCGAAGTAGATCGCGGTGGAGATCACTCGCTCTCGAACCTTGTGCCAGCATGTCGTGAATGCAACAGCAGACGCGGAACCCAATACAAGAGCGCGCGAGACCGACAACGAATCCACGACCGAGCCGAAGCAACACGAACCATCGCACAACGAGAACCGATTCTTTACAGGGAAGGCTCCTTGCCCCCGAGCCCATCGTTCTTTTTCTCCCCAAACAGCGACGACCAGCCAGAACTGGCGGCGATCGGTCACGACCAGCCGAGACTGGCAACGATCAGTCCGGATCAGCTGGGATCGCATGTGGAGTCTGTGGTGGAGTGGGCTCGCAAGTTCATGCAGATTGAGTTGATGGAATGGCAGATCAATGCTTTGCGCGATCAGTTGGCTTTCGCTGATGATGCTGGCGTTGAGCTTGTGACTCGAACCTCATTGGTATCGTGCGCGCGCCAACAGGGAAAGTCAGTTGCCCTTAGAGCTCTTTCAGGCTGGTGGCTTACCGAGATGCCAAAGATCCGTGGAGAGAAGCAGACCGTGCTCTTGATGGCACACCGACTCGACTCTGCAGCACAGATCTACGAAGAAATTGCTGACATCCTCGAGCAGTACTTTGATGCAAAGCTCACGCGCTCATACGGTCGTCTAGCTGCAAAACTTCCAGATGGATCCAAGCTTCTAGTCCGATCAGCCAAGCCGAACGCAGCGCACGGTCTGTCCGTGGATCTGGCGCTGGTGGACGAAGTGTGGGGAATTGATGAAGAAGTGATCGATGGTGGAATCACACCAACCATGCGCGCAAGACGCTTCCCTCTTCTCAGCATGTGGTCCACTGCCGGCACAGAAGAATCGAAGGTCATGATGCGCTACCGAGAGATGGGTCTTCGTTTGATTGACACACATCAGCCAACGAACTTCCACTTCCGTGAATGGTCTCCACCACCAGATCTTGATCCGATGGATCCTGTCGCGTGGGCATATGCGAACCCTGCGCTCGGCAAGACGCTAGAGATGTCCACGATTGAGTCAGAAGCACAGCTCCCCGACCGCGCATCATTTCTACGCTCAAGCGTAAACCTATGGATCGCCACCGATCGGTCATGGCTCCCTCAAGGTCTTTGGTCCCAGCTTGTCACTTCTGAACCACTTCCAGCTGGGGGAGTGGTCGCGGTGGAAGTGGACTTCAATGACTCCCACTATTACGCCACCAGATCAGTGCTCTTGCCGGACGGTCGGATCGGGGTCACGGTCGCGTTCACATGTGACACACAGACACAGCTCTGGGATCACATCGCCAAGCTCGCCAAAGATCCGAGCATCCAATTCGCGCTCACACCAACGATTGATCTCCAATGCCCACCATCCATTGAGCGTCGGCGTGTTGTCGTTGGTTACGCGGAGATCTTGAAGTGGACTCCAGCTGTCCAAGGATTGATTCGTGAACGACAGATCGTGCACACAGGAGAGATGGCATTAGCAGAGCATGTCGTGCGCGCTGTCTCAGTTCGGACACAAGGCTCTATCGCTGTGAGCTCTCAGCGTTCGCCCGGACCGATTGAACTTTGCAGGACAATGATCTTCTCGAGCGCAATCGTTGCCGGCAACAAACACAGCCGAGGGAAGCCACAGCTCGTCGTCGTTGCGAACTAAGATACGCGCGGAGTCGTGCGTCGAGCCTTTCGTCGGAGAAGTCCCTGATGCGCGACTCCACCAAAAGCCGACCCATCTATGGAAGAGTAAAGACATGGCATTATTCGAGCGCAAAGTATCTAAAGCTGCAATCTCTGAGCCAGTAGGCAAAGCAGCTGCAGCAGGTGGCGGATACACCGGTCAATCAATGATCGGCGCTTACTACACCTATCAAGAAGGCGAAGCGCGCAATCGTGCGATGAGTGTCCCAGCAATCTCACGCGCACGCGATCTGATGGCATCAGTGATCTCTTGCATGCCGTTGATCATGTACAAAGAAACATGGAACGATCAAACACAAGAAATGGAAACGACTCGTCTCGCTCCGCGCAGCTGGCTCCGTCGCATGTCGCCATCGATCCCGAACTCCACACTCCTATCGTGGTTATTTGACGATATTTTCTTTTATGGCGTGGGCTACCTCGCAATCACAGCAAGGACTCAAGATGGCTATCCCTCGGAGTTCGAGCGTCTCCCAGCCGGCTCCATCACCCGACGCGACCAGTCTGGTCCCGTCTTCTTCGCACCATCCAAAGAGCTCTACTTCCTCGGACAAGAACTCGACTACCGCAATGTCGTGCAATTCATCTCAGGCATCCAAGGCATCATCTACCAGTCGCCCGGAGTAGTGAACACAGCGCTCAAGCTGGAGTCCAGTAGGTACAGGAATGCGGAATCGCTGATTCCGTCGGGAGTCCTTCGGCAGACTGGCGGTGAGCCCTTATCACCCTCTGAGCTGAGTTCAATCGGCGCTCAGTTTGAGTCCGCCAGAAAACTGAATCAGATCGCGGTTCTAAATGAGTTCCTATCTTTTGAGCCATCACAAGCAACACCAGACAAGATGCTCCTCATTGACGCTGCGAACTATCAAGCACTCGAATGCGCACGACTAACCAATGTTCCGCCATACCTTGTCGGAGTGAGCACAGGCTCATACTCGTATCAGTCATCACAGCAAGCACGCGCGGACCTTTACATCTTCGGCGTGAAGGCATACGCAGAATGCATCGCCAACACACTCTCAATGGATAATGTATTGCCAAGAGGGACGATGGTGAAGTTCGACGCATCTGAATATCTTGAAGAGAATTATCTTGCCGACACGATGGACAGAGAAGACATGCCGGCAGAAAACACACAAGAGGAAATCGCATCATGATCCAATTCACAGCGCAATCAGTAAGCATCGACGCAGCTGGACCAGACGGTCAGCCACGACGCACCATCACTGGCATCGCAGTTCCCTATGGCGTAGAAGCAACAGTCTCGGACGGAACATCGGTCCGCGTACTCGAGGGAGCTCTTCCAGTAGATGGCAAGGCTCCTCGTCTACTTCTCAATCATTCGACAGATCAGGCGATCGGCATCGTCACGGCACGCCAATCCACGCCAGAAGGAATGCTCTTCACAGCCAAGATCAGCGACACCCAGATGGGAACAGAAGCGCTCACTCTTATGAAAGACGGAGTTCTTGATTCAGTGTCAATCGGCATTACCCCGACACAGTTCAGCTACGACGAAGCCGGCACGATGGAGATCCGCGCTGCTATTTGGAGCGAATTGTCGGTCGTCGCTATCCCAGCATTCGCAGGAGCTCAGATCACAGATATCGCTGCGAGTATCCACCAACCAGATCCCGAAATAAGCAATACTCAAGAAGTAGTCCAAGAACAGGAGCAAGAAATGTCAGAAGCAACCGAAGTACAAGCACCAGTCGAGGCATCAATCCCGACCCCAATGTTCGCATCAGCAAAGCGTGAGCCACGCTTGCCAAGTGCAGCAGAGTTTGTTGCAGCAATGCACAAGGGCGGAGAAATTGCAGCCAACGCAAACCGCGTATGGAACGATTACCGCGCCTATCACAAGTCAGACATCGAAGCAGCAGCTGGAGACAATGTGCTCTCAAACGATGCTGGTATCGTGCCGGTTCCAATTTTGGGTCCAGTGTTTCAGGACATCAACTACATCGCTCCAGTGTTGAATGCACTCGGCACACGCGCAATGCCAAACGGCAACGCAGGTGCAACTTTCATTCGCCCAACTTGGACGACTCACCCATCAGTCGCACAGCAATCAACCGAACTCACAGCAGTATCAGCAACGACTGCCGTGATTGCGTCGAACACGGTTAGCAAA